TATACGCCTCAACGAAGTGACGCGGAAGACCAGCTTGCTCTAAGGCTTCAAAGGTCTTGTCGGACAACTCACCGTTCTCTGAGAACTCATTGGTAGCGCTGTCGATAGCCTCAGACATAACCTCCGTAGGGGCTACTTCAGGCTCTGCGTCCTTCTTAGCGGTCGTCTTCTTAGCGGGCTTAGGCTCGGACATCTTCTTCTGGAGTTCCTTGTAAGCCTTAGCCATTTCCTCTGGGCTCTCGAACTTCTCGTCGAGCCACTCAGGGCGCTCTGGTTCTTCTTCCTTAAGCTGCTCCTCGATGGTCTCTTTGCCAGCCTTGGGGTCAGCTTCAAGCGTTTGGTTACGCTGTTGGGCAGCTTCTTCTTGCATAGCCGCCTGTTTTTCGAGGGAGATGTTCTCTTCCTCGTTGATTTCGTTTACCTGCATTTGCTGTAGTTCAGCCATATTATTGTTCCTCGCTTATTTCTTGTTGTGTTTTTGCTTGGTCGGAAATTGCTTTGATACCACTAGGGCCGAGCTTCTCCGTCATTTGCATCATTTGAGCTTGTTGGGCTTCTTGAGCCATTTGTTCTTCGCTTTTAACCAGACCCACAGTCTTGATACCGAGGCTGGTTGCGCGACGTTTAAAGTATTCACCTACGTTGACGAACTGGGCGACAGCCTCAGGGCCTACGACTTGAGCAGCTCCAGCTAGGAACATATCCAGCTTCTGTAGGTCGTGTCCTCGTCCGAGGGCTTCAACGCCTGTAATGATAACAGGGTTAACAATGTCCTTAGGCAGCTTAGGTAGCTTGTTCTTCTTACCCATCACAGCCATCAGGCGGTTCACAAGGGGCATCTGGAGTTCCACCGAGAGGAGCGAGTAGAGGCCACCGATAGCAGTCTCAAGCTCTTGTCCTAGCATACGGATTTCCTCAGCGGTGACACGCTCGGCGTTACGAACAACCCCAGAGGTTAACAGGAAGGCGTGCCCGAGGCGTTCCTCAATCTTGACGATAGCTTCCTGTACGATACGGAAGTCATTAAACTTGTTGAGCTGGAGGACGGACACGTCAGATGCGTTACCCTGAGCGATTGCACCGTTAGGACTCTCAGCGAGCGTCTTGGCGCGTGTAGTACCGTTAGGGTTCACTAGGAAGAGAACCTTAGCAGCAGCCGCAGAGCCCTCTACAAGGGAACGCTGGAGGGACTCAAGGGACTGGAGGTCACCGAGGTATTCCTCGACGTAGCCACGTCCATAGTCCTCACCGTCGATACGACTAAAGCGGAGAGGGATGAATGGGTTCTTGTCCTTTGCGTAGAAGCCTTCGCTGTCTGGGATTACGTTACCGTTAATTTCCTGCCAGACCTTCCAGCCGTTCTCTTTGCGACACACAGCAGTGTAAAGGTGGACTTCGTTGTCAGCTCCTTCACCACCCTCAGCGCCCGCTAGAGTTTTCATCTCTGGGCTCAGGGACATATAGGAGAGTTGCTCCTTGGTGCAGATATAAAGAATGTTGCCCATTGGGTCACGCTCTACGCAATAGCGGTCGAGATGGAACACACGCATACCGCCTTCTTCAGGGAGATAGACGAGGGAGTTACCAGTGACGATAAGGTGCTTCAGAGCTTCGTGGAGTGCAGTGCGATAGGTCTCACGGCTAATCTCGTCCATTACGGACTCTTCGACTTGCTGGAGGGCTGTCTCAATCTCTGTAGCCAGCTCTGGCGGAGCGCCTTCCTCAGCTAACCCACGAGCGTCGATGTTAAGACGAAAGAAGGGGGCGTTGGGTGGGAGCAGTGCGAGTAGTAGCTTGGATGCTAGGTTGTTTACGCCACGAGCTCCAATACCTTGGAAAGGAGTCTCAAGGCGACTGTGTGCTCCAAAGCCCTCTTCGGGCATAATGTACGGAAGGGTTAATTTGGAACACTGACGAGCGCGGTCTACGTATTGGTACCGCTTACCCTCCAGTTTGGAGTAGAGGCTTTGGGCTGATTCAGTATTCATATATATAGGGAAAATGACCCAGCCTACGACTGGTGTTGCCTTCGTGCGAGGAATCTAACCGATAGGGTTAAGGAACACACTGCGTAGGTGGGAAAAGTTATTCTTTGTTTATTCTGAGTTTAAGGGGAGGGGTGTCAAACAAAACCAACTAGTAAGAAGGGTAAGAGGATAGGGAAACGGTTGTCATACTGTATCCAGTGCTTGTACCTTGTAGGGCGTCTACATCATTTATCATTTGGTTAATATCGTCGATATAATCAGGGATGAACGGGCCGCCTTGGGCTGATGTGTGTAGGGATAGAAGTATTAACTGGTTACCAAATAAAGCACAAGTAGGTGACCCACTGTCATAAGTCACTAGGGGCTCATTGAAGAGGTATATCTTATTATTTGACGCTATATTATTAGAAAATGCTGGGATTTGTGTTGGGTTGTAGCTGCCGTAATAAGCCTGACTTAAGTACGGTACGTCTTTCTTTGGGGAGCTTGTAGATGAACCCGCCGAACCTAATATACTAGTGCTAGCTTTTTTCTCTTGGTCAAACTGAACACACGGAGTGTTTCTCATCCCATAAACACCAAAGTAGTCAATTACGTCACTGGGGAATGTTGATAAGGTATCAATTGAGGAGGGGAGGTCTTGGTCTAGTAATAAGACTTGTAGGTCGTAAGTGATGCTATTACTTTGACTGGGGTAATTTGGGTGTATCTTGGATTGGGTTATTGTTCTTGTTATAGCTGTAGCCTGTCCTGATACATCCGCCGTAAATGAAATTGTGTCACCAACGGATAGGGGGAAATGAGCGGAGCACAAGACGTGCCTTTTTGTTATAGCAACACCAGCTCTCTGGTTAGCTGACCTACTGTTCCAAGGACTAAACGCCGATAAACCTTCTACACCACTAACCCAACAATTTGTACTTCTAGTAAACAGTTGATTGGTGTAGTCAGTGCTTGAGAAAAGGGCTTTATCTGTGGTTTCGTTTTTATTTATTAGGGCTGATTCTAAGGAACTTTTTAGGTAACTCCCAAGTGTTCCTGTGGAGTAATCGACGTAAATAATGTTTGGGGTAATTCTTGTGCTAGATACCTCAATAGTTACGCTCCTACTTACAGTTAACCCTTTTTGATTTATTAGTGTAACGGTGGCGGGAACGGAGGATGTACGAGGCCCTGAAACATTAACAGGTGTTTTTTGTATTATGTTCCCAGCAACCACCGTAGCTTCGGAGGAACTCTCAATGGACAAAACCATTGTAAACGTGTCATTGGGGTCTGCCCTCAAGAGGTTGTAACCGACATTTATCGACGAGTAACTATGAATGGATGCTGTCTCGCTTAACTGGTATGACTCAAGGGTAAAGGTAGCCACATCGCCACCTTCTTGCGAAGATACAGGTGTGGCGGTAATTTCGAACCAGAAAGGTAAGGGATTATTTACCGTCAAGTGCATTTGTTAATCTACGTTACTGGTTTTTGAACGAGAGCCACTGATAAATACAGGACTAACGCTAGATAGTAACTGTCCAGCGGACACCGTGAGTACTCCATTCCCTGCTGGTTCTATGAGTAGCGTTAATTTGTATCTACCGATGTTTGGGGATGATGCGAATGTGTTACCGTTTAGGGTTATTAACTGCGCTTGAGATATTGAACCGCGTGGGTTTGTTATTACCTCTTTACTCGTAACGTCTTTAACCTCTAACTCCGCGAATGACGACGTATAAGTTGAGGTGAAATCCACTGAAAGCTCTAAATTTGAGCCCAAGGCGTCAATACAATCAAAATCTAAAGTAATCTCTGTTTTTACCCCTTGTTTTAGTGTTTTAGTGAATAGGTTTTGTTTTGTGGTTGTACTTGCTAAACCATATTTAATTGTTGTAGTTGCTTTATCAGCACCATTATTAAACTTAAGTGTACTGTCTGGGGATATTACCACTGAGTTACTAGCTGCAAAGGAGCCAGTAGCATACCAGCCAGCCGACATGCCGCTTCCTCCTCCCCAATAGAAATAAGTTGTCCCACCGCCAGCGTCGATATTGGGATTACTGGGGATAATGTTTAAAGTTTTGGTGGGTGTGGTGGGGTTGGTTTCCGTGTCTATTAAGTTTGGGTTAAAGCCTGAGTTAGCTAACGTAATAGATGAAGCACCGCTTGAGTTGTCCACGGTAACCTCTGCCCCTACGCTCCCCACGGTGTCGTAAGAAGAGTTGGAAGTGAAGCGAACAAACTGACCCCTGTCGGTGTCAAAGTAAACATCACCTACATTTGCATCCAAAACACCATCTAACTCCGCTGTGGTTAGGTCGGGGAATGTTAACTGTGATACATCTATAGATTGAAAAACTGGGGAAGACGTGTTTCCGAGGTCGATTGTATTTTTAATATCGACCGTTGTTGTGGAGCGTAGAAGTGTATCTACGAGCGGGCTAACTGTAATGTCTGACATGATGGTTTATTCTGGTTGTAAGTATAAGGATTGTGCGTCAGGTTGGTAAACTTTAAAACCACCGTTAGCGTAATAAGGGCGAATGATTTGAGCGGTGGAGGTAAGGGTTTTACTCCTATTTATGGTTACCTCTTGACCGTCTATTGTGACCACTCGGATGTCCCCTCCAGTCGCTCTTGATATGGTAATAGGACTACCATTGATGGACATCGTTCTGGTTTCTGGAGGGGGCGTATGGTCAACGGAAACAGCGCCACCATCAACGACCATGTTCCGAATACTTTCAAACTCATCACGGTTAATGGTATAGGTTTCGCTGCCTCCATCGGCGTGGTTAATCGTGAGAGTTTGGTCGGTCATATAAGTTAGTAAGAGATGTTAGCACCAGTCCCCTGCGAACCTGTGTTCACGGAAGAACGACGAATAGTTAATGCTGAAGTGCCTCGCTTCTTGGAGCTCTGACGACTCTTGAGTGCCTTGTTTTCTACCTTCTTCGCGGTCTTCGTAGGAGGCGGGGGAGGCGCTGGTGGTGGTACGGGGTCTGGGATTTTAGGCGATGACATACACATAACTAATCTTTCGTTAGGATATTTTCGTTTTGAATTTGGTAGGTGTGCTTGAGGAAGTTCACCACGGAGCGCTGTCCATAGTGGTAATCTAATTCTCTAACACCCTTAGAGGGGGTGAAGTCTTGGGAGGGATAGACCTCTTCAAGAGCTTTGATAAGCGCCCCCGAAACTGGGGGCATTTGCGTATAACTGCTGCTATCGTTCATAACGGGGCTCTCCTAAACATTATAGGTCATTGAGTTCACTCGGTAATTTACCTTCCGAAATCCACTT